TAGACATTATAGTTTAGCTATAATAGGTTTTTTTATTTTTAATCTTGACAAAATTTTTGATTTCTATTATATGAAATACAAAGCTTTTAAAATGATTAAAAGTGCTAAGAAAGAAATACTAACACTAACACAGGAGATACAATACTATGAGTATAAACTTTGAAGAAGACAAACATAATCCGCTTGATATGTCATCGGATAATGACAAAGCAGATTTAAGTAAACAAGTTGAAAAACTTAAAAACTTAGAAGATCAAATTAAAAGTACAGAAGATGCTTTAAAAAAATTAAAAGCAAAAGCTGATTTACTTTCGGGAGAAGTCATACCTACTATAATGACTGAAATGAATATTAGTACAATGAAATTAACAGACGGTTCAGCTATAGAAGTTAAACCCGTCTATGGTGCTTCAATTCCTGCAGATAAAAAGGAAGAAGCATTCAACTGGCTTCGAGAAAACGGCTTGGGTGATCTTATTAAAAATGAGGTTACTGTTTCCTTTGGTCGTAACGAAGATAACAAGGCAGCGGAATATGCTGTCCTTGCACAAGGTCAAGGCTATCAACCTGCCCAAAAGTTAAAGGTTGAGCCTATGACACTTAAAGCCTTGGTCAGAGAGCGTATCGAGAAGGGCGAAGATATGCCCTCTGATCTATTTAATGTGTTCGCAGGAAACAGAACAAAAATAACCCGTGCATAAAGGAGAACTAAATATGTCACAAGAACAACTAAAAAAGAACCAAGAACCAAAAACAAACACTGCAGTAACTGAAAAAGTTGCAGCAGGTGCGCTATCTGTAAATATGTTTGAAGCAGATGCAAACCAAGGAATGGAGAATCTAACTCATGAAGATTTAGCATTACCATTCTTAAAGATACTAGGACAACTATCTCCGGAAGTTAATAAAAGAGATGGTAAGTATGTCGATGGTGCAGAACCAGGCATGATTTACAACTCTGTAACTGGAGAGTTGTTTGATGGAGAAAAAGGAATTGAAGTCATTCCTTGTCATTACAAGTTAGAATACATTGAATGGCAAGATAGAGGCGAAGGTTCTGGTGCTCCAGTTGCTATTCATTCATCATCTAGTGATATACTATCTCAAACAAAAAGAGATGCGTCTTATAAAGATAGATTACCTAATGGTAATTATATCGAAAAAACTGCAAGTCATTTTGTTATAGTAAATAGTGATACACCTTCTACTGCGTTGATTACCATGAAATCAACACAATTGAAGATTAGTAGAAAGTGGAACAGCATGATGGCAAGCATAAAGATGAACGGAAAAAATGGAATGTTTACTCCTGCTTTCTATAGTCACATATACAAATTAAGAACTACTCAAATGTCTAACGACAAAGGTACTTGGTTTGGATGGGAGGTCAGTAAAGTTGGCCCAGTGTCTATTAAAAATCTTTATGATGATGCTAAGCGTTTTGCTGAAAATGTATCAAAAGGTGATGTTAAAGTTAAGCACGGTGGCGAAAGTACTGAAAGTACTGAGTCTAAGTCTAACTTTTAATTATTTTTTATTTGTTTTTAATTGTGGGCGAGAAATCGCCCACATCAACAATTATAAAAGAAAGTTATGGATAGAAATAAAAAGTTTATAGAAGCGTTTACAGGATTACAAAGAGACTTTTGTAAAGCAGACTTATCAAAATCATCTATTGATCCTAGTACAGGTAAAGCTAGACCAGTTTATGGTTGGGCTCATAAAGAAATTAAAGATTTAGATTATTTAGATCATTTAAATGGTAAGCAATCAATTGGTATTCAACCTTGTGATGACAAAGGTATGGCTAAATTTGGTGCTATTGATATTGATGACAAACAACATAGTTATTCTAATTTTCCATATAAAAAATATTTAGATATTATTGCAGAACATAAATTACCTATTGTTCCAGTTAAATCTAAAAGTGGTGGACTTCATTTGTATTTATTTGTTAAAGAACCAATAAGAGCTGTTGCAATAAGAAATTTTTTAGAAGGATTATTATTTACATTAAAACTTCCTACTAATATTGAAATATATCCTAAGCAAACTGAGTTAGGTCAAGACTCAGAAGGTAAATGGAACATGGGTCAATATATAAATTTACCTTACTATAATAAAACAGAAAGAGTTGGATTTAATTTAGATGGTACAACATTTACGTTTGATCAATTTGTAGATGTTATAGAAGCTAACACATACTCAGCTGATGAATTAGAAGAGTTCTCTTTAGAACACACTAGAAATTTATTAAATGGTGGTGGAGAAGAATTTAATGATGGCCCACCATGTCTTGCAATATTAACTAAAGATAAACTAAGCGATGGTAGAGACAGATTCTTATATAATTATATGGTGTTTGCTAAAAAGAAATATCCAGATGATTGGGAGAAAATGGTTATTGCAGCTCCAGGTAAATATTTTCAACCAGGTGCGAATGAGGTTATAGATTGGACAGAAGAGAAAACTAAAAAGAAATTAAGATCTTGGGCAAGAGAAACAAAAGGACATACTTGTAATGAAGATCCAATACAACCCGTATGTATGAAAGCAGAATGTAGAAAAAGAAAATTTGGCTACTTATCTGATAAACAAAGATTATTTCCGGCATTGTCTGGACTACAGAAAATAACTTATCCAGAACCACAATATACATTTAATGTGACTTTAGCAGATGGACAAACAACAAAAGAAGTTAGAGCAAAAAATATAAAACAAATAATTGAATTAGATAATATAAGAGCAATCATTGGTGCAGCAGCAGATATGATACCACCAAAAATAAAAACAAATGAGTTTCAAGATATTTTAGATAGTTTATTTCCACCTAAGTTAACTACTCCACCACCAAAAGGTACATCAGATGATGAAATGATTGAGGAGTATTTATCTAAATATTTAAATGGACCAAAGGCATCAACATATGCAGCATTTAAAACAGGTGCAGTATTAATAGAAGATATGGAAGCATTTTTTATTTATGGTAGTTTTTTTGATTCCTTAAAAAATAAAGAATGGAAAGAGAATAAAGGTTTAACTGCTGAAAGAATGACAAGATTATTTGAAGCTGAATTTGCTGTAGGTAAAAGGTTTCCAAAAAAAGAAGGTGATAGAAAATCACATGCTCCAGTCAGTGTGGTTAAGGTATCTTTAGATAAGTTTCCAGATTTGTTGGAAGATAAAAAACAACCAGAACAAGTTGTTAAAAATAATGTTGAACAAAGTAATTTCTAATGATTAAAAAAATATTTGGTCCTCCAGGGACAGGTAAAACAACTGCCTTACTAGATTTAGTTGATGAGTATATTAAAAAAGGTACTGATCTAAAAAGAATAGGTTACTTTGCATTTACAAAAAAAGCTGCCAATGAAGCTAGAAATAGAATGTTAGATAGAAACCCCCAGTTAGAAAAGAAGGATCTAGAGTATTTTCAAACATTACATTCTTTTGCATTTCATACTTTAGGTATGAGTGAAGAAAGAGTTATGCAACCAGTACATTATGAACAATTAGGTAAAGAGTTAAACTTAAGAGTTACAGATAATGGGGATGAGTCTGGTTATTTAAATTTCAATAGTGAGTATTTTAAATTAATAAATAAAGCTAGAGTTAAAAACATATCTCCCGAAGAAGAGTTTAATACAAATGAATGGAGTGATGATGTTGATTATGAAACTTTAGGACATATTTATCTAAACTACAATCATTTTAAAGGTGAAACCTTATATGACTTCAATGATATGATTAAAAATTTTGTAGAAGAAAAAAATAAATGTAAAGAGTTTGATGTAATTTTTATAGATGAAGCACAAGATTTATCTCCAATACAATGGGAAATGTTTGATGTACTTAAAGAAAAGTCTGAAGATATTTATCTAGCTGGTGATGATGATCAAGCTATTTTTGCCTGGGCTGGTGCAGATGTAAGTAGATTTTTAAATGAGCCTGCTATAGAAAAAGTACTACCCAAATCAAATAGGGTACCTAAAAATATTCAAGAACTATCTGAAGTTATTTTAAGTAGAATAAATACAAGAAAAGAAAAAATATATAAAGCTAAGGATGGCTCTCCAGGTAAGGTTGAACATATTTATAATATAGAACATTTAGATTTAACAAAGGATGAGTGGTTAATGTTAACTAGAACTACTTATCGTTCAGATGAAATATCAAAACAGTTAAAGAAAAATAATATTTATTTTAAAAATAGATTTGGAAAAAGTTATGACTCAAGGTTATATAAAGCAATTTTAAACTTTAATGGTTTATGTAAAGGTCAAACTATTAGTTTAGCAGACGCAAGAGAGATACATGAATATTTACCAGATAGCCCATTCTTTAAATTTAAAGAAGATAAACAGTATTATAATATGGATGATTTTGGTTATGGGAATGATGCTGTTTGGTACAATTTATTTACAAGAGCTGATCAAGACGAATGTTTCTATATTAGAACAATGTTAGCCAATGGAGAAAAATTATCACAAGAACCAAGAATAGAAGTATCAACTATTCATGCAGCAAAAGGTGGAGAATGTGAAAACGTTATTTTAGTTTTAGATAATGCTAAAAAAATAAGAGACTCTATAGAAAATAATATTGAAAAAGCAGATGAGGAACATAGAGTTTGGTATGTTGGAGCAACTAGAGCTAAAGAAAATTTATACGTATTAAAACCAAAGAAGGAGCGTTATGGCTATTCTTTGTAATTTTAAACAGAATGGGAGAGAAGGGCGATTTCCGTGGAGAGTGGTAGCTTCAAGCTTTAAATGGCGAAGTTGGTTCAGGGCCTTCAATCCCCATACTAATCTTAACCCTGTTAAATCAACAACTACCACAAATAACTTAAAGGAGAAAATATGCACCAAGCACAAATAGATGAACTAGCAATACTCTGGAATAAAACTAGAGATGAAAAATATAGAAAGGCCTGGTATGAAATGGTCAGAAGGGTATATGGATAATGAGTGATAAAAATATGTTCGATAAATCGTTTCCACAAGATAAACAAATTGGAGGATCTCACTATAAAGATTTTCCCATTCAACCTTATGAATTTATTTCAAAGAATAATTTATCTTTCTTCCAGGGTAATGTTATAAAATATGTTTGCAGGTACTTGAATAAAAATGGAATACAAGATATAGAAAAGATAATTCATTACTGTGAATTAGAAATGAAAAAACTGAAAGATACAGATGTCAAAAGAAAAAAGTAGACAGTGGGATGGAAGATCACGACCAACTAATGATGTTTATTCAAAACGTTGGGAAGAAATTTTTAAAAAGAAAAAAGAACCAAAGAAACTAAAAAAAGAAGATCAAGAATATTTAGATTCACTAAAGGAGAAACTATAATGAAAGTACCTATGTTTACAGCTCAGACAGAATGGATTGAGCCAGAAGAATTTCCAGACTTAAGATCTTATGATGAGATAGCAGTCGACTTAGAAACAAGAGATCCGGATTTAAAATCAAAAGGATCTGGAGCTGTTATTGGTAATGGTGAAGTTGTGGGTATAGCAGTTGCTGTTTCTGGTAGAAAGTTTTATTTTCCAATTGCCCACGGATCAGGGAGCAACATGGATAGAAAAAAAGTATTAGAATGGTTTGCTGATACTATGGCTTGTCCTGCTATAAAAATCTTTCATAATGCAATGTATGACGTATGTTGGATACGTAATTTAGGTATAAAAATCAATGGTTTAGTCGTAGATACCATGATTGCAGCATCATTGATTGATGAGAATAGATTTGCATATTCTTTAAATGCATTGTCCTGGGAGTATTTAGGTCACGGTAAAAATGAAGCGGCATTGAATGATGAAGCAAAATCTAGAGGTCTAGATCCAAAAGCAGATATGTGGAGACTACCTCCAATGTATGTTGGTGCTTATGCCGAAAAGGATGCTGAACTAACTTTAGAGTTATGGCAAAAATTTAAATCAGAAATTGTTCTACAAGATATTCAATCTATTTTTGATTTAGAAACAGATTTATTTCCTTGTCTAGTAGATATGAGATTTAAAGGAGTTAGAGTAGATGCACAAAGAGCTCAATTATTAAAATCACAATTACAATCGAAAGAGGAATCATTGTTATTAGCAGTGAAAAAAGAAACAGGAATAGAACCACAAATTTGGGCAGCCCGTTCAATTGCAAAAGTTTTTGATAAACTTGATTTACAATATTCCATAACTGAAAAATCTGGTGCTCCATCATTTACTAAAGGTTTTCTTTCTGAACATCCTCATCCGGTAGTTAAACAAATAGCACAAGCTAGAGAGGTTAACAAGGCCCACACAACTTTTATAGATACTATTTTAAGGTATGAACATAAGGGTAGAATCCATGCTGATATAAATCAGATTAGATCCGATCAAGGTGGAACTGTTACTGGAAGATTCAGTTATTCGAATCCTAATTTGCAGCAACTTCCTGCACGGAACAAGGAACTTGGACCAATGATTAGATCTTTATTTTTACCAGAAGAGAACTGTACTTGGGGTTGTTTTGATTACTCACAACAAGAACCAAGATTAGTTGTACACTATGCTGCATTACAAAAATTTCCATCAGTCTATGATGTTGTCGATGAATACATTGACAATACTGATACAGACTTTCACAAGACAGTAGCAGAAATGGCAAACATACCAAGAGATCAAGCTAAGACTATTAACTTAGGTTTATTTTATGGTATGGGTAAAACTAAACTACAAGCAGAGTTAGGTGTTACTAAAGAAAAATCTGAAGAACTATTTAATCAATACCATACACAGGTACCTTTTGTTAAACAGTTAATGAATTCCGTATCTAATAGAGCTCAAAGTCATGGTAAAATTAGAACGTTACTTGGAAGATTATGCAGGTTTGATTTATGGGAACCAAATATGTTCGGGATGCACAAAGCCATGAACCATGTAGATGCACTCGCGGAACATGGACCGGGGATCAAAAGAGCTTACACATACAAAGCTTTAAATAAACTTATACAAGGATCAGCGGCTGATATGACTAAAAAGGCTATGGTTGATCTTTATAAAGAGGGTATTGTTGCACATATACAAATTCATGATGAATTAGATGTATCAGTAGAGTCTAAAGAACACTCTGATAAAATTATTGAAATTATGGAAAATGCTGTTAAATTAGAAGTTCCTAATAAAGTTGATTATGAAAAAGGATCTACTTGGGGAGATATTTATGTATAAATTATGGCATATCTTAACGCTAATATACCCGCAACTTACGCACAAATAAGAAGAGAGTATCTTTATGACCTTAAAAAACATCATGGAGAAGTTGAAGACTGCATTATCTTTGGTCTTAGCGCTGTTACAGGTAGGTCTATATTATTTCATGCTATTATGGAAAATGGTGCAATATTCTATCGCTTACCTATTAGCGCTTTTATTCAAAAGGGATTTGAGCCATCAAGAGTGCCCAGAAGAAGACTTGATGAACTACAGCTTTGGAATTCTTTCAGTTATTATCCTGCTGTTAATCGTTGGGATATATTAACAGCCGCATCCGGTAAATACATAGGAAAAGATAAGAAATGGCACACAGGTAAATATTTATTTACAGTTGACTTTGCACATCCAGAGTCTAATATACTCGACACTGATCATTCAGAGATACCGCACGAACATAAGTGCGCTCACATAATTGCCTTAGATGATGGTAATTTTGCAGCACAACCTAACAATAGATGTATATGGAATCTACCCTCTTTCACTGTAAAAGATAATATTCCTGACTGGAAAGTGCAAACCTCTGAGTGGAACGTAGAAGATAGTAGAGCTTGGCGTACAGAAGATACGGATAAGTTCTTCTATGAAATCGAGGAGAAAAAAAATGATCAATAAATTAAAAAGTAAAGCTATGCATTACTGGTCAGACCACAAGATTGAATGTCTTGTATTTGCTGTTTTAATTATAGCTTACATTGTTAAGTAATGAATTTAGTAGATTT